AGACTCGTAAGAGCCTTTTCTAGCTAATCTTCCAGAGATACCTCCAGATTTTTCAGCCTTCTTAAGAACTTCACCCCATCCAGGATTTTTATTAACTAATTTATCTCTCCACTCACCAACCTCAACTCCCAAACCAGGCATGGTAGAAGGGTCAGAGTAATCTCTTTCCCAAATAGGATTATCATCTTTCCATTGATCCCAATCATGGACACTCATCTTAACTTCCTTCTGTTCACCAGTTTCTTTGTTTATAACAGGGTATGTTGCCATATCAATACAATAAAGGTTTACGATTATTTATTAAACCCAGTCAAGGGCTTCTGATACTGCAGGGAATTGTTCAATAAAGACTTTCCTACATGCTTCTGCAATTAGCATGTGCTCTTTCTGAGTACCGTGTGCAGAACGTAAATTGATATAATGTATCCATGAACGGCATGAACCAGTCATATAGATCCTTGTAGGAGTACATAAAGGCAGTACCATTCTAGCACACTCCTTAGCAACACCCTGACTAAGCATTTGCTCGTATAATGATTTGGCAGAACTAAACAAAGTAATCATTTGTTTATTAAATTTCTCTACCATTTCAGGATCTAAATCATCTGTAGAGTTTTGACGATTCTTTTCGTCCTGTCTACGAAGTTCTGGTAGATCAATGTCACCTAATGCAGTACTAGCAGCATACCTTTGAGAGAACTCTTGATATGTAAAACTTCTATGTCTTAGTATCTGTGCAGCAATAGCACGATTAGTCTCTATCTCTAAGGTCATAGAAGATTGCTCAAAGACACTCCAATGATTGTGCTTAATACAATACTTCAATAATCCTGCATACTTTTCATTATCCTGATTAGATGGATTAGATACTCTGGCAATATAAGCCATAGTCTTTTCGGCATCAGGAGTAATGCTTACAAGTTTAACCGTCATCGTCTTCAAATACCTCGTCGTAATCATGAATCGGTGAATTCATCTCATTATAATTCTCATATTTATATGCGTCAACATCAGAATAAACTTCTGATTCTAATGCATCAACAAGAGACTTGAGATTTCTGACAATGAGTTTTAGTTTTTCTTTGTCCATATGAATCCTTTTCCGCATTATTATAGGACAAAAAAAGAGGGGTGTAAACCCCTCCTTATTTTAACTGCAAGGAATTGCCTTGCTCTTCACTTTGATTCCACGATACATTAGATCATGGTTTCTACGCTGATCTGCTTCAGCGAGTACTTTTTTGTTGTACTCTTCAGAGTCATATGAGACTCCACGGTAAGTGACTTGTGCCATTGGCTTTCTCCAAAGTAGTAGGGATTTTTGCCCCGTTCCTTCAGTCGGCATTTGCGTCCTCAAAACATCCCTTCTCAGTAGCGTCTTGTATTACCTCAACCAACTCTTCTCTGTTAGGAGTTGTGAGTTTGATGTCATTGATAATACTCTTACCACTTTCACATGATAATAATGTAGCGAGAAGTAATTCCATGAGGATGAACGAACCCGTTCCGTGTCGGCTTACTTGCGACCTCTTATGAGGTTGAACGATATGTGCATATTAACACATCTATACTATATAGTCAAGTAGTTCTGTAACATGTGATACAGTTTTTAATCTGTCACAACTTCTCCTATAACCCAAGACTTTAAGTTATGTTTAGAAATAATATCTTGTGTATCTTTAACAACATCTTCTGGAACAATTAAACAATATCCTATACCCATATTAAATGTACTAATCATATCCTCTTGTGGTATCTCACCAGCAAGCATAATTTTACTAAACAATTCTGGTAATGGCCAAGAATTATAATCAACCTTTACACTATATTTTGATGGAATACATCGAGGAAGATTCTCTGGTATACCGCCACCAGTAATATGTGCCATCCCTAAGATAGGAACTTCCTTTAATAGATCCTTTACTACAGGAGCATAGATCGTAGTAGGATTAAGAAGTTCTGGAGTATCATCAAGTTTTATCTTATGTCTCCATAACATATCCCTAATCAAACTATATCCATTACTATGAAGTCCATTACTTTCTATACCAATAATTACATCACCATTACGTATCAGAGTTCCATCTATTATAGCATTCTCCTCTACAACACCAGTACAAAACCCTGACATATCCTTAATAGGATCTACCATACTCATTCGTCTTGGATGTTCTGCTGTCTCTCCACCCAATAAAGAGCATCCAGAAATCTTACATCCTTCTGCTATACCATTAACTAACTCTGTTACTAACTCTCCATGTAATTTTATATCTGATGTACAAATATAATCCAAGAAGTATAAAGGTTCTGCACCACAAGTAATCACATCATTGACACACATGGCAACAAGGTCAATACCTATACCACGCATTAAAGATGGATTACCATGTGCTTTTAATTCAGCAACATGTACTTTAGTTCCTACACCATCAGTACCAGAAACTAATATAGGACTTTCATATCCTTTAGGAATTCTCATCATCCCATTAAAACCACCATATCCACCTAAGACCTCAGGCCTATGAGTAGATTTAACGGTGTCTTTAATCTGATCTACAAAAGATCTTCCTGCCTCAATGTCAACTCCTGCATCCTTATAATTCATTTGCTATAAAGGTCTCCCATCTTTATCAAGTAAACCAAGTTTTTTAATTTCACTAAAGTTAGATTTCTGTTGTCTTTTTATCTTCTTATACTCCTGAATCAATTTATCTACTTCATCCTTAGATATATTAACTCTTAATTCATCATCTTCACCTTCTTTTTTAACAAAGCCTAAACCACTTTCCTTGACAGATGCTTCCTTTTCATCAACATAATCATTGATAACTTCCTGTATATTGTCACGAATGATTGCATCTATCTGCATTCTCAATTCATCATCGGATTGTTTCATCACTTCCTCCTCTTCTTTTTCTCAGGTGGTTTGTATCCATATTGATTTGGATTTACATTACCATAACCCCAATCAATTTTCTGAACAGCACCTTTCCCATACTTATCAAAATAATAATCAAATACATTCACTTGTTTACCAGAACGAGTAACATCAAGATATTCCTTACCATCAACAACATAAGTTACATTGAAAGCATCACTAGGAAACTTAGGATCTCTTGCCTTTTCCATAGTGGTTTTCTCCAGAAGAACTTCACAAGAATAATCAGATGGATTAAACTTTTCTTCTTTCTTTTCTTCAGTCACTTTCTTATCTGTTTTTGTTTTAGTAGTCATGATCTACCACCCCAAGTAATATCTGGAAATGCTGCCTTGACATTATCAAAACTAACATCATAAAGATCAGTTAACTTACCATCCTTAACCTTAACTAAAAGTTCTGCCTCTTTAGGATGAAGACCTTCTAAAAGATTGATAAACATCATTTCTCTACGTATCGTAGAAAGCGTGTTATTGCCTCCCTGAACGTAATGATATAAGTTTTGCCACTCTCGCCTTAAAGATGTTCTTCCTTGACCTTGTAAGTCCTGCTTGGTGGCAGCCTCACCACCTCTTGCCTCCATTGCCAAATTTTCTGACAAACTTCCAGAGTAAACGTTCTGATCCTTTAGATCTCCATAAGGAACATCACCTTCAGGCAGAAGAGAAATCACAGTATCATCAAAGTTCCAAATAACTATTGATTTAACAGAGTCATCCTCATATTGCTGTAAGACTTGCACCTTCTTTGGATTTGTTTTTTGCTTTGCTGCTAAATCAAAAATCTCAAAGATAAAAGGATTTACAGGAAGAGAATCTATAGCAGGTGCTGCTGGAGTTCTTTTCTTAGGAGTCTTCCTCGTCGTTGTCTTCGCTGGTGTCATAATTGTTTTCAATTCTTAGAGCTAAAATTTCATCAGGAACTAATTGTCCATTCTCATCAAACATTTCTGGATGAGTATACACTACTTGAGGTGTTGTTTCATAGGAATGCTGCCTTGCCATCCATCCTATCATACCACCTACCAATAATGCAAGCAACGACACAACTGTCGTTAAAGTTAATGTTACTATGGTCATGTCCATTTCCATTGTACACCTCCAGAGTGCTATGTTTTTCTTATGTCAAGGTAAAAATTAAAGTGAAAAACTATTTCCCTGTTCCAGAGAGATACCAGTTTTCCAAATTTTACCTGAAAGGTCTTTGGTTTTTCTGGTCTCCTCCTATTACGTAACAATAATTCTACACCCCGATTAATTTCGGTGGTGTCTTTATTTAGATCCTTTTTTTCGTCTTCCAGGTTTTCTGTCATTGCTATACCTCCACGCATCTTCAAGGATGCTAGACAAATAGTTTTTTATTTTTCTTGCTTGAGGTTTAGGAACGTGATGATAAGCCTCACGCAATTGTTTATGCTCATTATCGGTACCGCCCTTGATATACTCTTCCAAGTCTATAATTAAATCACCCAGTTCTTTTGCTGTAGAACTATTAAGAAATCCATCCACCTCATACTTTTTGGCCTTAGATGCTTTTAAGAAATCATAAAACTTAAGTTGCATCTTTCCTTGGAATGCATAGTCAATAGCATGTTCGATCATGTCATAAACACTATCGAAGTCTGAATACATTAGACTAACTGTTTCTCCTGTAGATACTTAACAGTCTCCTGACAACCACCCAGTTTCGTTCCATTCATTACAACTTGAGGAAAAGTAGATCCTTCCCCAAACTCACCATAGAAACTTTGTTTGTCAAAATCCTTATCTAATTTATAAGTAACAAAATTTAGACCAGCTAAATCCAGTACTTCCTGTACCTTTGTGCAGAAAGGGCAACCATCTTTTGAAAAGACAGTAAAATTTCTTGTTTCAGTCATGGTATTACCCAAAACTCTTTCATCAGGTTCTAATTTTCCGTGCATGTTAGGCAGACTCACGAAGTTTACTTAGTATATATTGATATGCCTCTACTATATCTCCTTGATCCTTACGAAACAAGTCCTTATCAAAACTTTTTTTCGTTCCTTCTTTCCAGAGTCGCATCGAGTCAGGTGATAATTCATCAGCCAAGAGTAAATTTTGTTCAGAATCATAACCAAACTCCAATTTAAAATCAACAAGTGTAAGACCTATCTTATGAAAAATAGATTTAAAGAAAGCATTAACTTCCCTTGCAGTATATTCTAAATCTTTCAGAACATCACCATAACCCATTAAACTAATACGATCTTCTGTAAGTAAAGGATCATCTTTCTCATCATCCTTGAGATAATATTCAACCAAAGGCCAATTAAAAATCTTACCCTCTTCTAATGTAGTCTGTCTGACAATAGAACCAGCAGCAACATTTCTAACCACCACTTCAATTGGAATGATCTCAACTTTTTTACAGACCATAATGGCTCTTGGAACTGTGCTGATATAATGCGTTCTTACTCCCTTCTTTTCCAACTTCTCAAAAAGAAGTTCAGAAATCTCACAACAAACTCTTCCTTTTCCTTCAGGAAAATCTACCTTCCTACCATTACCAGCAGTAACTTTATCCTCATATTGTATGAGAACTTCATCAGGTTCTGAAGTGGTAAAGACTGTCTTTACCTTTCCTTGAATAATTTGAGTATCAGGCATATCAATGAGGGTTATACCAGTTCATGAGTAAAACTGTGGTAACTATTCCAATCACCACACCCAAAGCAATCCAAGACAATAATGCCATCAACATTCTAAATTATTTAACTGGATCCATCATACCATAGAAATTAAAAAAATCAACCCTGCCAAATCATATCAGGCATTGCTTGTTGGCCAGGTCTCATAACGAATAATAATATGGCATACCCAATGAACCATATAATGTTAAACAACCATGCCTGTCTCCAGAGATACTTTCGTACTCCCATAGAGAGCATAACATTTCTCACTGCTTTAGGATCGTCTTCATTACCTGTTGCTCTGAAGATCTGCTCAATGATCACTGCAATGATTGTACCTATCACCAATGGATAGAATACAAAGTTTGCAAATGACATTATTGCTATTAGTAAAGTCATTTATTTAAAATATGTTTTGATTACCTCGATTTGATCCTGATACTTGGCAATCATATTAATCTCCTCTTCTATTGCCTCTACTACATTAGAGTGTTCTCCAATACCAGCAGGGTTAGATAGATAAACTTCTACATTAGCAACATGCTTTTGGATATCTCCATTAGCATGTGCCAGAAGTGCTTTAATTAGTTTGTCTCTCATTAGTCTAAGTTCTCCTCTTGTTCTGTAAGTATAACACAATCCGACTCAGGTGTCGCTACACAGATAAGAGACCACCCTTCTTCCAATTGATCATCATCTAAGAAAGATTGTTCATCGTTATTAACCGATCCTTCTAATACTTTTCCTAAGCAAGAAGAACAAGCACCAGCACGACATGAAGAAGGTAAGTCTAAGCCTGCCTCCTCTGCTGCGTCTAATATGTACTGATCTTCTTCACACTGAACTACTTCTTCTGTACCATCAGGGGAACGAAAGGTAATTGAATATGCCATTTGTTAATTTGCAACCGTATTATATAGTACACCTATTGAGAAAAAATGATACACTATTGAGAATCAATTTCATTAACACCTATTACCAGTCAGGATATAACCAATCTGATGGGTCAAGGTTCCTTTTTCTCCTATTTGTAATTCTTTTTATGGTGCATTCCTTACATTCGTATGAATAAGATGAAGCGAGTTTCTCATTCTTACGGACACGATAATATGAATGCAAGAGATTCTTTCTCTCTCCACATATTCTACAAACCCTTTCCTGAAGTAACAAATGGCCCAGTTTAATTTGTTCGTCTAAATCCATAAAAAAAAGACCCCTACATTATGTAGAGGTCTTGTCTATTTGTAATGGTCAGTTATATTTAACCAACAGAAGGAGCAACAAGTGCAACTTCAGTAGACTCTGCAGCAGCAAGGTCTAATGGGAAGTTATGAGCATTACGCTCGTGCATTACTTCCATACCAAGGTTTGCTCTGTTTAGAACGTCACCCCATGTAGGAACAACTTTACCATTAGCATCAACCACAGACTGGTTAAAGTTGAATCCGTTAAGATTGAATGCCATAGTACAGATACCCATAGAGGTTAACCACACACAGATAACAGGCCATGATGCAAGGAAGAAGTGCAATGAACGAGAGTTGTTGAATGATGCATACTGGAAGATAAGTCTACCGAAGTATCCATGAGCAGCAACAATGTTATAGGTCTCTTCTTCTTGACCAAACTTGTAACCGTAGTTCTGTGATTCGTTGTCAGTTGTCTCTCTGATTAGAGAAGATGTAACAAGTGAACCGTGCATAGCACTGAATAGTGCTCCACCAAACATACCTGCTACCCCTGCCATGTGGAAAGGATGCATTAGAATGTTGTGCTCTGCCTGGAATACGAACATGAAGTTAAACGTACCAGAAATTCCTAATGGCATTCCATCAGAGAATGAACCC